AGCCATATCGGCTCTTGATGTTATGTGTTTTAACCAAAATTGGCCTCTGCCCATCAACGCAGCGGGCAGAGGCCAAAATGTTTACGTCAATGAAAAGCGCATCAATTTGATCGCCGCCGAATTGATTAGCGCGCCACCAATGCGCTTCGTGGCGTAGAAATGGACATAAGGCTTGTTCGAATAGGGATCCCGCAAGATATTGGTCTCGCTCCGTTCGGCAATCAAATAGCCCGCCTTGAAATTGCCAAAGGCAATCGACAGGCTGTTTGCCGATATGTCGGGCATATCCTCAGCTTCAACGACCGGATAGCCCATCAATGTATCCGGCTGTCCTGCGGCGAGCGCAGGTTGCCAGATGAACGCGCCATCGCTTGTCTTAAACCGGCGAATAACGGACAGGGTCGACGCATTCATGACCCAGCTTGCCCCCTGACGATAGGGCGCGCGCACGGCGTGCACCAGCTCCACCAACTTGTCTTGCGGATTAGTCGCGGCAAAACCGCCCGCCACGCCCGTCGGCACATATTGCAACGTGCCAAAGGGCCGCGTCGTATCGCTTGTTGTCGCAACGGGCGCGGTCAGAAATCCGCGCGGGCGGTTGGTGCCATTGCCGTTGATGAATGCCGCGCCTTCGGCCTTGGCAAATTCGGTAGCAATTTCATCCGCTAGCCAGGCCTCCACATCAAATGCGGCATCATCCAACATGGCCTGCGTCGCCGCCGGATTGGCATACAGGTCGCCAAAGCTGGGGACGATTTCGTTGAATGTAGGCGTCGCCGTTTCCGGACGCGCCGCCGTTTCTGCGGCCCAGCCCGATGTCACGCCATTTTGCGTCACCAGCTTGCGATAGCCAGCCGACCCCACGCGCACTACGCTCGAAATCGCGCGAATGGGGGAGATTGATTTCAATACGCTGTCGATAACTTCGTCAATTTCGCGCGGCACGGCAAAGCCGCCATCGGCAGGCGTTGCGCCCGTGAAGCTTTTCAACTCCACCTCCGACCCGCGCCGCAAATAGCCATCAACAAAGGCCGACCGCGCCGGGTCAGCGACCTTGCCGCCCGACAAAACGGGCCGCGTCACCGCCACCGCCGGCACCGCCCCGTCAAAGACGGCGTCCAGATTGTCTGCTTTAGTTTCATAATCCATGTCATTCTCCTTGCGTGAACTGAGTAATGTCTGTGATGTTTGGCCCACCCGCCTCCACCGCCAGCACGCGGGCCAGCGGTTGCATGGGGGTGGCAACGATGCTGACTTCGATAAGGTCGAGGTCAGTGAGCTCCCGATATTCCTGTTGCTGCATCGCGCGCACGCGGTAGCCGAAGGATAGGCCGCTGCCCGCCTGCACGACGGCGCTGTCATCATCGAGTTGCGCGATCACCCGCAGGCCGCGTGCATCCTCGCTTAAGCTTTCGACAAAGCCGATGCGGCGGCGTTGGTCATGCTGCCACAATAAGGGCAAACCCGCCTTTGCCGCGCGCGCAAACGCGCCTTTACGCACAATATCGCCGCCCTTGTCCGGCGCGTCGAAGATTGCGGCATAGCCCGCCAGCCTCATTGGCTGACCAATCCGGGCAGGCCCAATTTGAACGCAATGCCGATCAGCAACAACGCCAACACCATCCGCACGACCCAGCCAATCGCCGCCTTGCGCGCCGAGCGTTTGGCGTCGCGCCAGGCGGACAACAGCTCGCGCAATTCGCCCATATCCTTGGCGGCGCTGGCATCGTCCAGCCCCAGCCCGGCCAGCGCACGACGCGCACCAGTTTCGGAGGCCTGCTCCAGCAGACCTTGCAGTTCTTTATCAACCATTGATGTTTCCTATGTGTAAATCGGACCCAAACAGGCTCTATCCGCCGTTAAGGGTCGCGCGATCTGCGCAGCTTCATGCATGGTGCAGACGGCAAGCGGCGGTTATCGTGTCTTTTGGAAATGCAACGACCGTTAGGTCGCGGGATTTGCATCACCCGACAGGTCGTCTTCGGTTATCTCATGCCAATCGCCATCATACATCGGCGGGTAGATCACGGGCTTGTCGCCATAGCGTGCACGAAGAGCGTCCTGCCGATAGTCCAGCGAGTCCCATTCATCCTCGAGATCATCCGTGTACAAAAACTCGGCATCGAACCTGCCGTCCTTGATATCGTAAAGCAACATCGACCATTTCTTATCAGGCGGCGCGGCGTCCCATAATTCCAATATGGTATCATGTGTTTCGTTGCCAAATTCACGATATATGACTTGTTCGGGCAGATTCTCGAAAATTGCGCCGCCGGTCATTTGATCCGCAGCTTCGATGAATACAAAAACATCGTCGGGAACTTTACCCAGAAAATTTGCTACTTGCTGCCCAATTTGATTAAGCAGTTTACCCATTTCTTCGCTTGCCATGCCAAATCTCCTATTTGTCGTTGGGTAAACGTTCGATTTTACCCACTGGAAATGCAGCGCCAGCTAGCTTGCGGAATTCTCATCTTCGTCAGGCAAATCGTCCAACGTCAGTATACGGAACTTTCCGTCCCGCTTGGGGTAGATGACAGGCTTGTCGCCATAGCGGGCGCGAAGAGCATCCTGCCGATAGTCAAGCGAGTCCCATTCATCCTCGAGATCATCTGTGTACAAAAACTCGGCATCGAACCTGCCATCCTTGATATCGTACAGCAGCATCGACCATTTCTTGTCAGGCGGCGCGGCGTCCCATAATTCCAATATGGTGTCATGAACGTCATGTCCGAAATCATGATAGATGACTTGTTCAGGCAGATTTTCAAAAATTGCCCCGCCGCTCAACTGGTCGGCAGCCCGGATAAAAACAAAAACATCATCGGGAACTTTGCCAAGCGTTTTGGCGACAAGCTGCCCAATTTGATTCAGCAATTTGCCCATTTCTTCGGTTGCCATGATTTTCCTCCTATTTTTTATTGGGCATGCGGTCGATTTCATCAATGCCGCCAATATTTGAAAACACGAATATCCAATCTGGTCGCCGCGAATTTCCGGTGTAAGTGGCTTGGATGTCAACAGTTACATTCTTACCAGCTTTCAGAGCCTTTTTCCATTTGTTTTCAATGATCCGGTACTCGCTGAGATTGAAACGTGCATTCTGGGCAAAATGATTATAGCTGATCTCCGGTCCGCCGAATTCGCGGGCAATGAAATGGCCGCCATGATCGTTCTGTTCACGATTGGGTTTTCCTGCGTTGGTCTGCGCGTCGCGGGATCGTGGCTGATCGGGTTGTAAACGCAACTGACCAGACGCCCGAACCGTCCGATCCTGCTCATCCGCCTCAAAATCATAGCCGCCTGCAGAAATTTTCCGAGTTGTCGGCAACGGTCGCTCGACAGGTGTTTCCAAAACTTTCGGAACAGTGGTTCTGACGATTTCCGTCCGGACTTCTATCGGCTTTGCCAATGGTTTGGCGAGCGGTTTTGTCGGTGGCGTGGTAGGTTTGGCCCCATCCCAACTTCGACTCGCTTGATCGCCACCCGGTTCCCCACCACGGAAACCGCCGCCATCATTCTTCGGCTTCGGTGCCTTGGGCTTACCCCACCCCCCCCGAAGCGCCACCGCCGCCGAAACTTCCACCACCGCCAGCAAATCTTTGCCCTTGTCCCTTAAATGTGAACTGGCCGTTTTCGGTGTCGTGCCACGGATTGAACTTGAATTCGAGCGCACCCGCTTCGTTCGACATCTCTGACGGCTGCACGGCCGGCGCAAGGCCCACCGCCGCGCGTTTCTCTTCGGTCGTCAAAAAGTCCGCTGCACCCACTTGCGCCCACAACCGCTCCCGATCTTCGGCCAGCGCAGGGATCGCATCCAAATCCAAGTCCAGCGTCAGGCCGTCAAAATAGGGCCGCAACCCGTGCGCCAGCGCGTCCAATATCTTGCGCGCCAACGGGATGATGCTCTGGTTCCAAAGCGCCCGGTTCGCCTCGCGATAATTGGCATAAGTCGCATCGCCGGGCAGACCAAGCAGCACCGGCGGCACGCCAAAAGCGAGCGAGATTTCCCGCGCCGCCGCCTCTTTCAGCCCCGCAAAGTCCATCTCCGCCGGGGTCAGCGCCATCGCCTGCCATTTCAGGCCACCCTCCAGCAACATCGGCCGTCCGGCATTGCCCGCGCCCTGGAAACTGGCGGAAAGCTCCTCCTTCAACCGCGCATATTGTTCGCCGTTCAACGTCCCGCTGTCGCCCATGTCATAAACCAAAGCGCCTGATGGCCGCGCGGCATTATCCAGCAAGGCCTTGTTCCATTTCGTCGCCGCATTATGCGTCGCCACCGCGCCCGACGCTGCGCCCAGACAGCCAAGCCCATAATGGTCATCGAGCGGGTGGATTGCGCGGATGTGGATCACATTTTCGGCGGGCAAACGGCTCGCGATCTCGCCTGCTTTATACACAAACGCCACGGGCCAGCCGCGCATGTCGGCTTCAATCGTCATCCGCTCGGGCCGCAGCGCAAACAGCTCTGCGGGACGCCCGTCATTGCCCGACAATATCTCGATATAGGCATTGCCATGCAGCAACAGATGCGTCGCCACCGTCTCCATCAACGCCTGCCCCGCCGACGTGGCGCGCACCAGCTCCAGCGCGCGCGCATCATTTGCGGTCAACGGCGCGGACGCCAATCCTTCGGCAATCAACCGCACGGCGCGCTGGGCAATCGCGTTCGACAAATAGCCTTCGCGCATCTGCGCCTCATAATGCCTTGGCCATTCGCCCAGGCTACCCAAAGCATATCCGCGCAAGCCCGGCAGACGATCCTGCTGCACACGCGTTTTGGCCGGACGCAGATACCCACGCCCGGCTGATTTCCAACCGAAGATATTCATGATTTTGTCCTTTTGCTTACAACAACCGCACCTGCGGCACCCGTTCTGCTTTGCCGAGCATCAATTCGGTTAAGGCCCATACCAAGGCGTCGGCGCGGTCGGGGGAGCGG